TCCTCCAACATAGCCTTTTGATTGGAAATGGAATTGCTCTCACGCTGCTGGTCATCATCTTTGCCAAAGTCATCACGACTCAGTCGTTCGTACAGAGCTGTGATTTTCTCGTTTTTTCTCATCGCTTGCGCTCCTTTCTTCGATTTTAGGTTATGTGTTCTAAGAGACTTCTCAACCGCTTGATTAAGAAGTCTTTTAGAGCATACAACACCTGCCGCCAGCTTGTAAAGTTTGTACTGCCGTCCGGCAAAGCTGTTGGGCTTCTTTTTTGCCAGTTCCTCAAACAGCAGATCCACCGGATTTTGGTATTCCTCATCGTCCTCCAGCACCTGCATGGTGTTCAGCATTTCCAGCAAGGTTGCGAAGTTTTGCTCCTCCACCGGGGCTTCATAATGCAGATAGGCGATAAGCGCAGTCAGCAAAAGACGTTTACTTTTTTCCCAGAAAGGGTCCCCGCCGCTGCCTTCTCCCTTGGTGTTGGTCATCAGGGTCGTGACCAGTTTCAGAATGTCCTTTTCGCTGTGGACATAGGCGAAGGGGTTATAGTGCATGGACTTTTTGAAGTTGATGGTGTTCAGGATTTTCAGCTTGTAACCGTTTTTCAGAAGTGCGTTCCCGCACTCGACCACGATACTACCTTTCGGGTCAGTGACCACATAGGAACTGTGACATTGTAAAAGGTTGGGCTTGAGCCAAAACCGGGTCTTGCCGCTGCCGGAGCCGCCCACCACCAGCACATTTTTGTTCCGGGCGTTTTTGGGGTCAGGTGGGCGATTGCTCATCATCAGCCGTTCTGTTTTGGTCAGGATAATGTTGTCGGCAAACTTGGGAGCCATGAACGGCTCAATGTCCTTGGTGGTACCCCACCGAGCAGAGCCGTACTCCATGCCGTGCCGGTACTTCTTAGCGTTTTTGCCACGCAAATAGACGGCAAGCCGTAATCCTGCGCCGCAGCACAAACCCACCAGCAAATCAAGCGGATGCAGGCTGGGCAGAGGGTTTGCAAACGCCATCGGGATGGTGCCCATCATGGACATGATCTTATCACCCAGTTCCTTGCCCTCGGCAAGCCGCCACGCTTCGCCAAAGTTGGTTGCCACCAGCCCCAGCAAAATATAGGGCAGATACAGTGCCAGCAGCTTTGTCAGCTTTTTCGTGGTCACAGTCCACGCTCCTGTTCCTTATGCCGGACTTTGCCGGGGAGTTCTGCCGCCGCCTGCACCAGTTCATGCAGTTTTGCCAGCACCGAGGGGCGTTTGTCCTTGTTCAGCAGGGATGCCGAATACTCTTTGAACGCCGAGTTGAAGGCTTCTGCGTCCGGGGCTTTGAAAAAGACCAGATACCGGGGCGGCACCTCGGAGGTGTCCTTACGGATGGCGTAGTCGATGCCGTACTTTTTGGCATAGCGTTCCAGACCACGGATGCCGGTCTTGCTGATCTCCACGCTGGACACGCCCCGGTTCTGCCGCAGAAGAGTGCGGACGCTCTGCTTACCTTGGGATGCCTTGGACTGGTACAGCCGAAACGCCGCTTTAACTGCCCGCAGGACAGTCCGGGCAGACAGCTTCGTGGTGGAGATCATAATGTTGAATGTCTTTTGTTCGATTTCTTCCTGCAATTTCACCACCATCCCTTGCCGCCTGCATCAGCGCAGCCACGAAGAAGCCGCAGAGTGCGCCGAACTCAAAAAATGCGAAACCGATGAAAAAAATCAGCATAACACACCTCAGACGATGCAAATGCAGGGCAGCTTCTGATCGTCTGCCATGAGTGTAACGCTGTGGCTCGCCAGAAACTTCTGGAAACGGTACACGTCATCAATGGTAAGCGAAATGAAGTTCCCGTCCATGTTGGTGCGTACCAGAATGACCGGGCCAGTCAGGTAACGCTTGCCCGCCATCTTTAGAACCTGTGCCGGATTGTAGCAGAGCAGCAGCGAAGTGTCGGGAAGATGGATGCTGGCATCGCTTTCATCGAAGCAGGGCAGAATGTCAGGGGCTTCATCCAGAGTAATAACCGTCAGTTCCATATCCGGCGCAATGGCGGCAAAGTAGACTTCACCGGGCTTCTTGCCACCTGCCAGAATGGTGCAGATGCGCATATCAATGGTGATCTCCTCGGAACGAATCATACGAGTAGCGGTGTTGTTCATAGGCTTTTTCCTCCATGTTTGCAAAAGAAAAAGACCCAAAGTGGGTCTTGCGTTTTATCTGATCGTCAGCGTTCAGCTTCATGCTTGCGCTTTTTCATGCGCTGGTCGAGCATCTTGAGAATTGAATTTTCGATTTGTTCTGACGAATAGTTGCTCGGAAAATATTTTTTGATAGAATCGCTCCTGAATACAACTTTTTCGGTTTTACTTTCTTCCAAAAGCCCAATGATTTTTTCTTCCATCTCTCTCGGAGTAGAGCTTTCGGGAAAATATTTCCGCAGGGTATCGTTTTTGATAACAACTTTGTCCAATTCGTCCTTTTTCGGTTCACCCATCACGGCAAAGGCAACGTCATACGAGAAATGACCTTCCTGCGCCAGCTTTTTGAGCCGTTGCGCCTGTGAAAGCGATGGGGCGTTTTGCGTGTCAGCCATAGCTTCAAGAAAATCTCGCTGCTGGCTTTCATCAAGATAAGAGAGTTCCACCGCAGGGTTAAATGAGATTTTCTTTTCGTCTACCATGTCCAGCAGTTCCGGGATAAGATTGGTTAAGCGGATAAAACGGTGTACTTGGTTGCGGCTATCACCAGCTTCTTGTCCAACAATATCAAGAGCTTGCAACTTCATCCCAACTTGGGATGAAGTTAAATCTGACCTAGCACCTTGCCTTTTCAGTGCATCCAGTTTCATCTTATAGGCAAATGCCCGCTCACTCGGCAAAATCTGTTCGCGCTGAAGATTGGAATCAACCATGAGCAGAACAGCGGCATCGTCCGACATATCACGGACGATAACCGGCAGGGTTTTCAGTCTAGCAAGCTGTGCAGCGTGTTGGCGGCGATGGCCGGAAATGATTTCGTAGCCACCATCCGGGCGCGGACGAGCAATCAGCGGATTTGTGACACCCAACTGCTTTATGCTTTCTACTGTGCGCTGCATAGCTTCATCATCAAGCACCTTAAAGGGATGGTCTTTGAACGGATACAGCTCATCAATGGGAATTTGCTGTACCTGTTCGCGCTGTTCTTCCTGCCGCGTTTCTTCGGTGGAAAAAATATCATCGTAGCTGTTCAAACTGACGTTTAAGCCGTTTTTCGGCATCGGCCAACACCCCCTTTGCGATGGAATGATAGGCTTCTGCCACTTTGCCTTTCGGGTCATACTGGAAAATGCTTTTTCCGGTCGTGCTGGTTTCGGCAGCGCGGACAGAACGGGGAATTGTCTGGTCGAACACTTTCAAATGCTTTCCGTAGGCTTGCCGAATCAGATTGCTGATTTGCTGCCCATAGATGGTGCGGCTGTCCGTCATGGTGAGCAGGATGCCCTCAATTTTCAGTTTCGGATTTATCTGCCGCCTTACTTTCTGCACGGTTTGAAGCAACTGCTCCAGCCCTTTTGCCGAAAGATATTGTGCTTGCACCGGAATCAGTGCGGAATCTGCCGCTGCCAGCGCATTGACCGTCAGCATACCGAGAGAGGGAGTGCAGTCAATCAGAATATAGTCGTACTCGCGTTTTGCGCTTTCCAACACCTGTTTCATCACTTTCTCCCGGCTCATGGTATTCACCAGAGCCACTTCCAGTCCGGCCAGTTCGATGTTGGCCGGGATAAGGTCAACGCCCTCCGCATGGTGCAGAATCCCTTCGCCGGGTGGAATACACTGGTCGTTCATGGCTTTCTGCATAAGAGTGGAGAGTGTAGTGGGCAGTGCATCCGGGTCTTGCCAGCCCATACTGACAGTAAGCGAACCCTGTGGGTCAGCGTCCACAAGCAGAACTTTCTTGCCCTCCATTGCAAGCCCTACGCCCAAATTTTCACAGGTGGTGGTTTTGCCCGTGCCGCCTTTCTGGTTGATAACGGCTATCGTTGTTGCCTTTTTGGAAATTTTCATCACCTCCGAGCTGCTAAATCATGGTTGACTTTGTTTTGATAATAGAGCTGTATTGTGGTTGGAGCATTGAATAGTGCGGCCAGAAGGTACTGCTTCATATTCCGTATCGGGGAAGTGTTCGCTGCCAGACAGTCCAGTACGAAGCGGATGTGGTCTGCATTCAACTTTTTTAGCCGACTAAGCACAACTTCGGCGGGCTTATCATCGCCAGCGATTCTTATGAGTTTACGCTTGCTGTCACAGGTGTCCACCAGCAAATCTACGATCTGATAGATGGTATCTTCATCATCCGGGTAAAGCCGGAGAAGAAGTTCTATCTCCAAAGAACGTGAAAAATATTCTTCGAGCAGTTTACGATTCTTCATTTTCTCCAATTCATCGGAAAGGATAGGATTCGTATTATTCCGCTCTGTCTTACTCTTTTTATTCTTATTACATCGTGATTTGGGCGAGTCTTGACAAGCGTTTTTAGGACTTCCAGATTCGTGATTTTCACGATTCTGGACACGCTCATTTGAAAGGTCTGACGAAAAGTTTTTCACATACACCAAACTCGGTTTGCCCAGTCCACGGCGTTTTCGTTCAATTAAACCAAAATTTTCAAGTTCCCGGAGTAGCTTGGTCGCTTTGTTGTCTGCGCAACACAAAGCCCTCTTGACATCCTCGATCGTGAAAATGATGAACACCCGGCCTTGCTTGTCGAACCATTCATTTTTAACAGAAAGGCTCATGCGGTCAAGCAGGATGCCGTAGAGTGTTTTGGCATCGGTTGACAGATTTTGAAACCGCTGCTCCTGAAACAGTGCTTTGGGGATGCGATAGAACGAAAAAAGTTTTCCGGCCTGTCCATAGAAGTAGTCGAGCGTCATACAGTTCTGTCAAGGATGAAAAAATGACGATGTTTCATTGACATGGTTGACAAATCCTCCTTATGAATAATTCGTGCAAACAAAAAAGCGCAATCTCGATTTTTGAAAATCGGAATTGCGCCATGTAACTTAGTAGGGGAGAATGGTCATTTGTCAGGGTCGGTTGACCACAATTTGACCACAAAAGAAACGAAACATCTTGACATCTAACGAAACAGAATGATAAAATAATTTTGAAATTTGATGATACTGCGTACAAGTGGTATCGGAGTGTCCATTGCGTTTTTGAGAGAAGCACAATGGGGTTCAAGAGGCCGTGAGTTCGATTCTCGCCACTCGGACCAGACGCATCCCAGACGAACTTTCTTTTTGTAAGTTTGTCTGGGATGTTTTTTTGTTTTTGTTAACGGTTTCGTCCGAAACATTAAAATTGATAACCAGTTCACGGTCGCTAACTACCGTACTTGTTACGAAAGTGTTAACAAGACGGCGACCATACTCCGGTGTGCGCTCGGACGGCTCCATCAAGAACTGTTCCAGCAGGAAAAGGTACTGCTCTTTTGTGAACACAACAGGCTTCTCCTTTTCCAGAGAAGAAAGCTGGAAGCTCAAGGTCTGCTCCTGTTCGGTCAGATCATCCAGACGGGCGCACAGCTGCGCATTAGCGGTGCCGTTTTCAATGGCGTCCAAAATGTTTTTACTGCGGCGGCGGACATCGGAAAGGCTCTGTTCGATGGCTACACGTTCGGCGTTGGGCTTTTCAACGTCGGCCTTTTGCACCTCGACCATGGCTTCGGCCAGTGCTTCCATAGATTCCGGCTGCAAGAGGTGATCCACGATGGACTGCATGACCTTTCCTTCCAGATCGTCCTTCGGGATGTTCCGCAGGTGGCAGTCCTTATTGGGGCAGGTGTAGTAGCGGTAGACTTCGCCGGTGGCACTGTGGCCGCTCATACCGCGCATGAGGGAACCACAGGAGCAGTAGAGCTTGCCGGACAGGATGTAGTCCGCTTTTGGTTCATTCTTTGCCTTGAGCTGACGGTTCAGTTTCAACATGGTTTGTGCCCTCTCCCAAAGTTCATCGTCGATAATGGCCGGAATGGCTCCTTCAATGCGCACGTCATACGATTTGCTGATGTACACGCCGCGATAGGCTTCGTTCTGGATGATCCGGGGAATGCTGCTCTTGTTGAAGGGGTTGCCCTGACTGGTGCGCAGTCCTTTGGCGTTGAGCTGTTCAACAATAGACATGGCGGATTCCCCGGCGGCGTAATGCTCAAAGATAAAGCGCACAGTGGGTGCGGTCTTTTCATCAATGACGAACCGTTTGTGCTCGTCCGTTTTCAGGCCAAGGGCGCGGCAACGGCTGATGGCCTGCCCTTTGAGAGCACTTTCCCTCATGCCACGGCGCATCTTCTCAGCCAGCTCGGCGGAGTAATATTCGGCCAGCGCTTCCATCACGCCCTCAATGATGATACCTTCCGCACCGGAAATGTTGGATTCAGCAGCATAGACGATCTCAACACCGTTGTCACGCAGACGCTTCTTGTACACGGCAGAATCATAGCGGTTCCGGGCGAAGCGGTCTGTTTTCCAGCAGATCACCATATCGAATGCACCCTTGTCGCTGTCAGCAATCATTTGTTGGAATGCCGCACGATCATCGGTCTTGCCGCTGATGTGACGATCCACATATTCTTTCTGGATGGTCATATTGTGCAGGCGGGCGTAGGCCTCGCAGTCCCGGCGCTGGCCCTCAATGGATTGCTCAGTCTGCCCGCTGCCGCCGCTGTATCTGTAATAGGCGACCAGCCGAACCTCGCCGCCCTTGTTGAATTTTCTTTTTGCCATACCTTGAGCGTCCTTTCGAGTAATCGTCTCATTTAACCCGCAGATTAGACGAAAACGCAACGTGTGAGACGAAAAATCATAAATCGCTGCTGAATTATATAAATACAGTTTCATCTATAGCCCGTCAGGCTTCGGCCCGGCGGGCTTTTTCTTTTTGCAAATTTTACGAAAATGAAGAATAAAAGATAATCAACGTAAAATTGTGGAGTAAAAAGGCGAATTGACTTTGGAAAAGATGGCGGCTCCGCGTGCTACACTGGATATGTAAGCAACAGAGTGTAGCACACGGAGGTTCCCCTGTATTGACAGGGGAACCTCATGGATTCTATCAAGCCTCACCATTGAGATCAAGAAGTTTGCAAACTGCGCTCTGAATAGCAGGTGTCGCGCTTCGATATTGCTCCAATAGGTTACGCTCAAACTCCGAGAGAAGGGGATAACGAACACCACGGCTGCTTCCAAGAAGATAGTCGATGCTGCAATTGAAGTATTCACCGAGCTTTAAGAGCGTTTCATAGTCCGGTTCACGCTTGCCGGATTCATAGTTGCCGTATGCTTGACGAGAAATACCGAGATAGTCAGCGACTTCCTGCTGGGTAGCGTGAGATTCTTTACGGATGATAGTCAGATTTTCCATTGAGCATCCCCCTTTTACTTTATTATAGCAACTGATTGTTGCTTTTTCAACAGAGGAAACAAAATGTTGCAAAGAAACTGTGCAATACGCTGAAAATGCAACGTATTGTTGACATTTGAAAGGAGCAAAGCTATTATGATAGCAACGACACGTTACAAGAGAGGGAGAGAACAGGTGAGAGAATACCTTATTGAAGCCCGCGAAAAGGCCGGTCTTACGCAACAGGATGTTGCAAACCGCATTGGAATCTCGCGGCAGTATTATCAGATGGTCGAAACCGGAGAGCGTCAGAAGCGGATGGACTTGTCCCTTGCGGGCGGTCTGTCGGTGGTTCTGAATATTCCGATTGCTGAGATTGTGCAGAGGGAAAGCGCCGCACAGGAATCCGAAAGGCAGGAGGGCGGAGCACATGACGCTGAAACCTGAACACATTGTAGAAGCGCTGAACAAAAAGACGTTTGATGAAATCGACCCGGACGAAGTTCTGAAACATTACGGCTACAAGCCGGAAGAAGTTCGTTGCAACGGCGTCGGGATCGGTGTATGGCGCAAGGAAGAAGCGTTTCAGAAGTTGGGGGACATCGGGGCATTCATGAGGTTTGTTGACCATAAAGCAAAAGCCCGGATCGAGTTCAACTACGACCCGGACTTTCCGGCGGCGTTGCTTATTACACACGCCGCCACAAAGACGTAAGATCAGTTTCCCAGAAGCGTGCATTTGCATCCTTGAGGAAAACAAGGAGAAGATTCAAAGTCCTCTGGCGATGTCCAGCAAACCTCTGCGGATTCAAGGCCGGATGTTCCAACCTTTTCAAAGACTTCCCATGCGTACTGTTCCATTTTCTTACAAGCTGCTATACGTTCAGATATGGGTAGTGCGCGAAGATCGACAAAGTAGTATTTCATAAATTCACCCCCTCCCCATTTTATATGTTCAAATTATAGCACGGCGGGGAGTACAAGCACAACAAGGAGCACGAGGGTATGAGCAAATGGCCGAAAAGATGAAGCCGGACAAGCTGATGCTGGATGTCCGGCAGGCCGACGCCGCGGGGCTGTCCTACGGCAGGTGGAGATTTGAAGAAACCGAGCGTATTCGCAAGGGAAAAGAGATCATCCGCCGTCAGTGCGAAGAACGGCGGCGTCGGCGAGATGAAGCCTTATCTGGCAAGGGCTGAAAGAACACGCCAGAGCGGCCCGCATGGGCAGGCGGTATGTCCGACACCGCCTTTATATGGTGCGGCCAGTGCAGGCGGGGAGCGTCAAGCCCCGCCGCCCGGTGTCAACTCCGGGGCGCACCCACATATCCGAAAATTTACCTGCAAGCAGAAAGGACAAAGAGTATGGCATACGCATTTATTCACGGAGAGGTCAAGGGCAGCGGTGCGTCGGTCGAGTTCAAGGGAAACGGGCTTGATCTGCTGGATTTGACGATCCAGATCGTGGGCAGCGTTGTAGCAGAAGTTCCCGAACCGCTTCGTCCGTACGTTATCAAGAAGATTCAGGACAAAATTCCTGATGCGGTGCAGAACGATTTGGAAGCGCAGGGAAAGGCGGCTCCGGCAGAGAAGAAGGAAAAGCCTCCTGTTGGCGAAACGGTGGGGTTCCGCATGGCCCGGCAGTTTGCAGAGACAGAGCCGGGCTTCAAGGACTTCATTATGGCGCTGGCCGACAAGTTGTCGAACGGCTGAGTTTGGAGGTCGGAATATGAACTGCAATGTAAAAATCACAACCGTGGGAACGGCTGACGGTCTGGAAGTCAGCATTCACGGCGGTTCGGTTGGCATGATGACGGCGGCAGAGCTTATTGTGGCCCGTGTCCTCATGGCGGTAGCCGATGACGAGGAAAATCTGGCAGGTCTGAAAGACAGTATGTTTGAGATCATCAATGAAATGGTCAAGGACTGCTGGGCTGAAAAGACGGCCAAGACGGAAGCCGAAAAAGAAGCTGCAGTGAACCAGCTGAAAGCCTTTGTGGCAATGTTCTTTGAACCGGAGGACTGACACAGGGCGGTTCCAATGGCGGGAGGAACGAAAACAAAACCCGCTGCCAGAAATACAGGCAGAAAGGCGGGGGAGTGTGAGCAGTGAATTTACGCCCTTTGTGGCGGCGTCCATGCAGGAAATGCTTTTGGATATGCTCGAAAAGCACCCGGAGATTTTCGACAGACCGACAAGATACCCGGAGGGCCGGGCAGAATTTTTGAAACAGAAGGAGCCGAACCATGGATAACGAAAAACTGTATGAGGACATGAAGCCGAAAGAAAAGTTTGAGGTTCTCTGGGCGGAGAGCGGCCTTGCTGATCGTCCGGGAGCAGAAAACCTTTGGCAGCAGATGGTGGCTTTGGGGTTCTTTGAAAAGCCTGCAAGCATTAAGCACCATTCCAACCATCCCGGCGGTCTGTGTGAGCACTCGGTTTGTGTGGCAGAGGCGGCAATGGAACTGTGCAGAACGAATCACGCTTTCAAGAAATGTCACCGGAATGAAGTTCTTGCGGCAGCGCTTCTGCACGATTATTGCAAGGTGGGCAAGTACCGCGATAAAGGCAAAGGTGAGTACGAATACTTTGACGCCGGTCTGGTGGGCCATGGAGAAGGAAGCGTCATCATGGCACAGCAGTACATCAAGCTGACGGCGCGGGAGATCGTGGCGATTCGCTGGCACATGGGAGCATACAGCGGGTCGCAGGACTGGGATACGCTCAGTGCTGTTTATGACCGCTACCCGGAAGCCCTGTGTCTGCACTTCGCGGATATGATCGCTACACACTACGATGAAGTTCCTTTCTGAGGCTGTAAATGAAGGTACATAACAGAAGTCCCACCGAAAAAGACCTGCACAAAAATGAACAGTGCAGGCACACGTTCGAGATCACCCACAAACGGTGTGCACCGTGCAGTGGCTATGATACGAACTGTGAACGTTACGAAAAAACCAAGGGTGCTGCTGATACAAAAACATCTAAGGTATGAATGAGCCGCCACGCACCGCGTCAGCGCGGCGGCTTTTATATGGCGCGGGGCTGAACCTTGAAACGACGCAGGGGGAAACCGCCAGCGGGGCCACACCCCGTCCGCGCCGCTTTGCAGCAGGTATTCATGGAAGCCGGTGCGTTTGTCCATAATTTGACGCACCGACAGGGGCAGAGGGTGCCGTATGGCGGCGTTTCTCCCGTGTAAGCTGGTGCAAGACCACGCTGCCTTTCTGCCAAGCTACGCCCGCATGACGGTGCGGAAACCGATTTGGGCGTGCACGCCGCATGAGCGAAGAAATGCCTTGTCCAATCCACCCAAGCCAAAGGTGGAAGGTCTGCTTGACCAAGACCGGCCCGCCGCGCTGCTCTCTTGCGCGGTGGGTTCTGATATGCGGGTGCAGCAAGGAAGTTGTCCGCCGTCCTGATCCCCCATCGGTAGGCAAGCCGGTTCGATTCCGGCCACCCGTGCAAGAACTATGAAAAAATCAATAGGAGGTAAAAAGAGTGCTTTACGTCGATGCAATAAGGATTTTGGAGAAAATTGCACAGGCGAGATTCCTTCACGCGACAATGCCGAAACAAGAAGAAATCGAAGAAGCGATTAAGGTTGTGGCAAGTCAGGTAACGGTTCAGGCTTGTCCGGGCTTCGCGCTTCATGCCGCACTGTGGTGGATGGCAATTAAATCTAAAGAGGCAGAAGAATGATTCATTTGGGCGACATTACTAAAATCCATGGAGACCAGATTGAACCCGTGGACTGCATCACGTTTGGTTCGCCTTGTCAGGATTTGTCCATGGCAGGCTTGAGAGCTGGCCTTGAGGGGAAAAATTCCGGTCTGTTCACAGAAGCCATAAGAGTTATTGTAGAAATGAGGGTTGCCACAAATGGAATGTATCCAGCTTTCGCTATCTGGGAAAATGTTCCCGGAGCTTTCAGCTCAAACGGCGGAGAAGATTTCAGAACCGTGCTGGAAAAACTTGCCCACGCGGCACAACCAGACGTTTCAATTCCTCGACCTGCGGGGGGGGGCGATGGTGCAAGGCCGGAGCAATCATCGGAAACGGCTGGTCTCTGGCATGGCGGTTGCTCAACGCTGAACGTTGGGGAGTGCCCCAGCGTAGAAAGCGTATCGCAGTTGTCGCAGATTTTAGAGGTCAATGTGCCGCAGAGATACTTTTTGAGCGCACGGGCCTGCCAGGGAATCCTGACAAGAGCATCCCGACGTGGCAAAGCGTTACCGGATTTACTCAAAACTGCCCTGCTGGACATGATCGAGTGGTGGCAGGGGAGGCAGCCTACACCCTGAAAATCCGTTCGGGATGTGCAGGAGGCGGGAAAGGCGCACTGGTGCAGACAGAAAAGACGGGAACGCTCTCGACGCTTCAAGACCAGACCCTTTTCCAGCCAATCGTCTTTGACGGTCGTGGAAATGGCAACGGTAAGACAGTTCCGACCATTACCGGGGATCATGAGAGCCGCGTCACAGACTATACGGCTATTGCGGTCGATCTGTACAACGGAGCTGTTACCGGAAGCAAGGCGGCAGCCTTGAGTTGCAAGAATACCGGGACGACAGCGGGGCCGCAGGTTGCTGAAAGAAAAACCTATAGCGAGCAGACTTTCTCTACATACAAGGAAAGCGACAGCAGTGCAACACTGAAAGCGAAAACGGGAAATATCGGAAACGGTGGGGAATGCCTTGTGGCGGAACGTGTCGTGCGCTGGATCGTCCGAAGATTGACCCCGACGGAATGTGAGCGCCTGCAGGGATACCCGGACGGATGGACAGACATCGGGGAATGGACGGACACCAAAGGGAAAAAGCATAAACCGGCAGATACGCCGCGCTATAAGGCACTGGGAAACAGCATTGCCCTTCCGCAGTGGTTCTGGATTGCCCAGAAGATGCGGCCATACCTGAAAGATAAGCCAACACTGGGAAGCCTGTTTGATGGAATTGGCGGTTTCCCGCTTGTGTGGGAGACGGCATATGGAGCAGGTACAGCAGTGTGGGCGTCTGAAATTGAAGAATTTCCAATTGCAGTAACAAAAAGGTGGTTTGGAAATGACACGGAAAATGAAAGCAATTCTGGTGCTGTTCTTCGCGGCTGAGATCGTCAACAGCGCAAAGGTCGGCGTACTAAAAGGCCGTATTGCAGACCTTGAGACCCAGCGGGATATTTACGCAAGCCGTGCCCAGAACTGGCTTGACCGGGCTGTAGAGGACGAAGAAGTTATTGATTCTCTGCAGATTCGTCTTGACAAAACGACAGACGGAAAAATTGAACTGGCAGAGGCGGGTACATTCTTGTGTACGGCATACTGCACCGAGCAGTACCCGCATATTTGCGGGGAGGGCCATGGAATTACAGCCAGCGGCCAGCCCATACAGGCAGGCGTCACCGTAGCGGCAGACCAGTCCATTTTTCCATACGGTACGGTTCTGTACATTGAAGGGATAGGAATCCGCATTGTGCAGGACAAAGGAGCCGCCATTCAGGGAAAACACCTTGATGTAGCTGTGGACACTCACGAGAATGCCGAGAAGTGGAACGGCTGTGGAAATCATAGAGTATGGGTTTTGAAGGAGGAATAAACTATGGCGAACTGGGTAAAAGGAAAACTTAAAATCCGCGGAAAGCCGGAAGATATTAAGCGGTGGGTGGAAGAATGCCTGCACTGCTACTTCACAAAGTGGTTTAGAGATGGCTCATACGAAGATGAACTTGTAGATGACGCTGTCGTATTTGAACATGATCCGAAAGCCCGCGAGATGCGTTTGGATACGATCGAGGACGCTTATATCGAAGGAACGAAAAGAAACTTTGTTGAAAAGGGGGTCTACGGGGATTCTTACAGAGAAGATGAAAAGCCGATCCTTGTTGTAAGCATGAAAGCAGCATGGAACGTTGATGAAACGCCCTACATTGAAATGTCCAAAATGTACAATGTGGATTTCCGCGTGTATGGATATGAAATGGGTTTGGAGTTCAACAGGGAAATTGAGATCGTGGAGGGCAGACTTGTCACGAACCGGAGAATCAAATTTAAGGACTACAAATGGGAATGCCCTGATCCGACGCTTGGAGGGTGAGCGGTGAAGATAAAAAGAGCGCTGGAAGAAGTTGCAGCAGAGGCCCAGAAGGATGGGTATGGGTTTGAATATATGCGAAACATCCGGGATGGATCGCTTGAAATGAGAATTTTCAAGGGACGATTTGGCGAAAGGGTGACTTTACCCGTCAGGGAAGTGGTCGAGCATGAAACGTCCGGGACGGGGCACAAGCTCATTTTCGATACTTACTTTGCCCTGAAAGATCAATACGAGAGGGACGAAGTATGGATGTGAAGCAGTCTCAAAAGGCAGGAAATAATGCAATTCAAATCCAGCAAACGGTTGTCGGAGACAATAACTATGTTGTCGGAATTGAAATTGAGAACGACAGCCGCAAGCCGAACGACAACCAGCCCAAAAGGTCACTTCTGCGTAGGCTTGCTGCTTTTCTAAATGATATGGTAGCGGAGATTATCGACGCATTGGAGCTGTGAAATGACCCAGTATTGCAGATATTGTTCACTGGCGTCCCTGCAGGACGACAATCTAATTTACTGTGAAGCAAGAAAAGAAATCCGGGATAAAAAGAAAATTGTCAGCCCGAACCGCTGCAAGCAGTTTGAATTTAATCCGGTTGATGTCCTGAACGAAGAAAAGGACTACAAGCCGCGCGAAACGAAAAATAAGAATCCAGAGGGGCAGGTGAGCTTCCTGTAATGGGATTATCAAAGTGGCGTCCCTATTTACCACGATCCGATTTAATCCAGCTTTCGCCCGTACATAAACGCATGAGCGAAAGTTGAGGAAACATGATTCTTTTTATTATCGGCGCACTGTTTGTACTGATCGCGCTGGCTATCCTGATTTTCTCGGATGATGCAAAAAGAACTGCAATCATCCCGGCGGTGGTGGCTGTCATTTTTATCGGCATTTCCTGTGTGTCCTATGTCCCTACCGGCTATACCGGCATCGTCACGACCTTTGGCAAAGTCGAGGATGGCACGAAGGACGCAGGTGTGGTGCTCAAGGCCCCGTGGCAGTCCATCGTGAAGATGGATAACCGTGTTCAGGAAATGAGCATGGATTTGTCAGCGTTCAGTTCTGACATTCAGGAAGTCTCCACCAGTGTGGCGGTTGGCTACCGGATCAATCAGGCAAATGCAATGACCATCTACAAAGAGGTCGGCAAAAAGTATGAGGACACACTGATTACTCCCCGTGTCCTTGAAACGGTGAAAGCCGTGGTTGCCCATTACGATGCAAGCAGCCTGATTTCCAACCGGGATGCAGTCGCTTCCCAGATGGACACGAAACTGCGGGAAGTACTGGCACAGTACAACATCGACCTGCAGTATATCAGCGTGACCAATTTTGACTTCACTGATACCTTTACCGATGCGGTGGAAGCAAAGGTCAAGGCCCAGCAGGAGAAGGAAAAGGCCGAGACGGACGCCGACAAGCGCCGTGTCGAAGCACAGGCCACGGCGGACGCTGACCTGATCGCGGCCAATGCGGAAGCAGAAAAGTCCAAGGTGGCAGCGGATGCAGAACTGTATGTTGCAGAGAAAAAGGCGGAAGCAAACCGCGCTCTGAATGACAGTTTGAACAGCAACCTGCTGGAATACTACAAGATCACCGATGTGGAATCCCGCTGGAACGGTGAACTGCCTGCTTACGTTGGCGACGGTAACAGCATCCCCATTATCAACGGCATCAACTGACCTTTGGAGCCGCCCCAAGCGGCGGCTCCTTTTTATGTGAGCATAGGGAATAGGCCCCACCCGGTTCAAGCCCGGAAGTGCCCACCGAAAGAAAATAAGCAGAAAGGAGCAGAAAATGGCAAAGTTCAGCATCATGTTGTTCGGCATTGACAGCTACACAAAAAACCAGATGCAGCTGCCGTATAAGCTGGACGCAAAAAGCGCAGATGTAGCACTCCGTGAGGCACGGATGTGCGCAATGACCTTTTATCCGAGGTTTGAGGAAACAGAAAAACCGGACGTGGAGGTGGTCAAAAGATGAAACTTTCTGCACTGGCTGCCCAGATTAAAAGTTGCGGTCATTGTGAGGTAATTAACAACGGTGGCAGGATTTTTGTTGGCACGGGAAGTGCGTTCTACTGCATGGACGGCTACCCCAGAACGCAGGATGCGGGAGAACTGGGTGCTATGCTGGGTATTCCGCAGAAGAAGATGAAGAACATCTTCTATCACAAAGAATACACAATCGACGGGAAACTGTACGGCGTAAAGTGGGACGACGAACCGGAACATGAAGGAAATACCTCTGAAATCAAAACTCGGATCGCGGTCAACGGAGAAGAACTTATCGCGTTGCGAAATCCTGATGGCAGTGTTGGTTTCATCCGGTCGGAGTTGCTGAAACCGGTGGAAGGTGAACTGAACAAGGAGTTTGCACAAATTTGTGTGCGTCCTGCCAATCAGGACTGCAGGTTCATCTATGCCGTAAAAGACGGCATGATCCTTCGGGCGTTGATAGCGCCTATGAACATCAAGGACGATGTGGCGGATGATCTGGACGAGATCATCGCGGAACTGATGTCCAGACGGCAGCAAAATATTGTCAAAAAAATGCATGACGATTTGCAGGACGTGATTGCACAGGAAACTGCAGAGAAAGCCGCGCAGGTTGAAAACAAACAGGAATAACAGGAAAGGAAAACGACCATGAGCAAGATTTTGAAAAGCACAACTTTGGGCAATGTGAAAAATGGCGGCATCTTCAAGGCGCTGGGCAAAGAGTTTGTGAAGCTGGATGCAGACGAACACGGTTGTCTGGTGCTGGCAAAGGACATTTGGACGAAAATGCCGTTCCGTGACGGCGACGACCCGGAGTGTCCCAACGATCTGCGCCGGAGCGATGTTATGAAGTATCTGGGTAACTGTCTGGCAGAGTTTACCGAGAAGGGTACGCCGCTGGATACATTCATTCCGTTCAAAATCGACCTGCAGGACACGACCGGACAGACCGAATACGGAATCGTTGAATACAGAATCGGCCTGTTGACCCTGCGTCAGTATGGAAAGTATTGGCGGCTGATCCCGAAGGTAGATACGCCGTGGTGGTTGGCGACGCCTTACGGTACGCCGAATTGCTCTCCGTACACCCGCAATCTCAGCAGCGTCTGGTACGTCAGCACCGATGGCTCCTACAACGGCGTCTGGTGCAGCAGCTCCTATGGTGTTCGCCCCGCTTTGTACTTTCCCTCTACACTCTGGGTCTCTACCGAGGATGAAGGAAAAGCCGGTTTTTCCCTTGCCAATGTTCCATTGGATGATCTGCTGGCTGAAATCAAGAGCCGGGCGGAGGAATAACCATGGACGTTATCACAAAAGATGTCCGTGCTCTGGCAAAGAAGGAGCTGGCGGCAGCAAACCGCCGCTTTCGGATGTTCGCAAGTCCGCATGAAGGGTATGCGGTGATCCGGGAAGAACTGGACGAACTGATAGACGAGGTGCGGAAGCTCCACTTTGGCTTGACAATCCGGCTGTGGCGAGATGTCAAGAGAAACGAACCCATGAAGCGGGAGCACCTGAATCTCATTTATGATGTGGCAATCCACGCAGCGGTGGAAGCTATTCAGCTGGCCGCAATGGTCAAGAAATACGAACGCAGCCAGCGGCACGACTGGCCGGGCGGCTGGGTGCCGGACTATGGAACGGGGCCTGAACCTCTGAAAAAGAAAGGCGGGGAAACGGTATGATTTTGGCAAAGGATGATATTGAAAAGGCTGTCAGCTGGTGGGCTGGGAAGCTGATGGATCACCAGCCGCATAGCAACGGAGACGATAGCTTTACCTCTGTTGCAGTGTGCTTCCTTGCGGATACGATGCGACAGAGCGTTACGCTGGATCAGCTGAACACATTCAAGGCGGCATTGGCAAAAAGCATTGAGGAATACGCGAAAAGCATTCAAGCTTTCGGCTTTTCCATCGGGAGTGATTACGGCCCGTGCAAAATGCTGGCCGATGCTGCCGCCGAAGCTGGCATCGACAGAGCAAACTTTCCGTTCAAGACGACAATGTTTTTTACGGAAAAAGAGGGGGTTCTGGTACGGGATGGCTACGGTGCCCCGGCTGTCAGGATTTGTTGAGGTGACAGAATGGTAACAAAAAATAAGACCCCGGCAGAGGTTGAGGCCGTGACCATCACCATGAGCCGGGAGACAGCACAGGCCGTGAAGCAGGCGTGCGAAGAATACCTCCGGTTCCGCATGGGCCAGTTTGAGGACTTCACCAATGAGGTTTGCTGCTGGGATTATGTGGACAAGATGGAAAAGCGGTGCCACACGACCGAAGAACGAAAGCAGTTTCATAAAGATCACGAAGCGGATTTTCTCAAGTGTATGCGGCTTCGTAACCAGATGCGGCAGGGCATGGACGCACTTTGGAAGCAGAACGTTCCGCCTGCATCTATCGACACGACCATGAAGGGAGCATACCGGGCAGAAACCGTCTGGCTGACGATCCGGTACGCGCTTGCGTGGCACGACTTCCCGGAGGGTGGACAGTGGGTCGATTTCTATGAACCGATGAACCGTTCGGATCAGCCCATGCCGAAAGTGGAACTGAAACTGAAAGGCGAAGAAAAATGACGATCACAACATACCCGGACGGTCATTCCGTCCAGCAGGGAACACCGGAAGAACTGGCGCAGTTCATTTTCGCGGCGACGGAGGTTCAAACCTTGCAAAAATTCAAAAGTCTGGTCGAGGCAATCCCGGCGGAAATGGAGAAACAAAGGGATATTGTGGTGACGATACCGGATTTGCCAAAGAAGAAGCGAACGCCCAGAAAGAAAGCGGGAAAAGAAAATGAAAGAAAAACGTCTGGTTGATGCAAACCATTTCATGCAGGTACTCAAGAACATAGAGTATGCACTGAAAGGGGAGCTGACACACGGGAAAATCAAAACCAGTGTAGTGCAGATGATCGAGGGCAGTTTGAATGCCGAACCGACCATTGCCCCGGAGAGCCTGCAACCGCTGACATACAACGAGAACCGGGACTACATAGACTGCGACGAATTTATTTGCCACAAGTGCGGCATTCACGTTGAGGACTGGAAGCAAATCAAAATCGACCCGGACGACGGGGAGAAAGAACTTTGCGAGTACAAGTTTAAGCACTGCCCAGAGTGCGGCGCAAAAGTCACTTCACACAAAAGCTGTGAATTTTGCAGGTGGCATTTGCAGGACGGGACGTGTTTCAACAAACATCATTCTCAGCCCGTGACAGGCCGGGAAGCTTCCTGCTGGAACTGGGAGGAACGTGAGTGATGGAAAAAGAGTGTTTCACCTGCGCATGGCATGATAACTTTTCATGGGTGTGCTTCAATGGAAATTCTGAGCATCGGGCGGATTTTACAGACCCGGAAGATAGCTGCCCTGTGTGGGAAGGAAGGGAAGATAGTGATGAAAAAGAAGAAAAGTGAGTTCGGCGCTTACGCTATCGGCTGGCTGTACCTGCTGGCACCGGTGATTATTCTTGCCGTGGTGCTGGTGGTAAAGTATTTTATTGCAGCATCCGACCTGCCGGATTGGTTCAAATTCGCCCTGCTGAAATAAGCAAGACAAGCCCTCTACCTTATATATAAAGAGCGTCCGTCGTTAAATTGCCGCCCTGACGAGGCGGCAAGGGGCTTGTATATCGGAGCTAAACTAAGGGACATTCTGAGAAATCAGAGAAAAACAGGAGCTTTCCCCCGGCGGGGAAAGGGAGTGCAGAGGGAAAACGAGGGCAGCGTTCTGATGGCTTGCCGGAAGCAGGATCGTAGGGAACGCGGCCCGGTGTTGTTCCTCTGCATCGTTCCCTTCTCGTGTTTGTGGTTCAAGATTCAGAAAATTCCATGACGTGTACGGAAAGGAGGACGTGGAGAGCATGACCGCGGGTTTCAGAGTACGAGAGCAAAAATTTATCTGCGGCAAAGACTATGCCACGGCTGACACCATGCAGGTGGATTTTTTCGAGATCACGGAACAGCAGCACAAGGCCAGCACCCGCAAGAAAAAAGAGCTGGCAAGCTCCATTGCGAAGGAAGCGTACAATTTGCGAAAAAGTGGACGGTATTTAGAGCTGTTGGTTCAGCGCAACTTCCACAAGAGCGATTATTCTGTTACATACACCTATGACGATGAACATCGGCCCGACCCGGCGGACACAAAGCGTGTGGATAAGGATTTTTCCGCCGCCATGAAAAAGCTATACCGGATGTGCGATAAAAAAGGCATTCGGCACCCGAAGTGGATCGTCGTGCATGAATACTCGACGTATGTTGACGGGGTGTGGGTGGGAAAGCACCATCACCATGTCATTATGCAGCGCGTTTACGGTCTGACCCGTGAAATGGTAGAGGAAGCGTGGAGCGGGCGCGGCATGGCCCGTTGCGAACCTCTACACTTCGATCATGGCTACATCACGAGCCTTGCAAAGTACATCATGAAGAATGTGAGGTGCAAGCGCCATTGGCGGCAGAGCCGCGGGCTGAAACCGCCGAAAATGCCCCGCCCGAACGATGGGAAAATGAGCCGCACCAAGCTGAAAGATGTTTGCGAGAACCGTCTGGAAGATCGTGCATTCTGGGAGAGAATGTACCCCGGCTACACCCTGCATTACTGCGAACCTATTATCACCGGCAACAACACCCGGCACCTGATCGTGCGCCTATACCGCAAAGAGACCGGGATGCAGCAGAACAGGAGGAACCGGCCTTGAGTATGAGAATGGAGCTTTCTGACCTACCGCCAAAGTATCGGGCACAGGCGGAAGCGCAAATTGCGGCCAGATGCAGAGCAAAAGCACCGACGCTGGAAGCCGTGGCTGCAGCCGCCAAGAAAACAGGACGGGAGTTTGACAGCAGGGGCGAGTACGACTACTACATGGGAATGATTCTGCCAAAAGTCCAGCGCGGGGAGATCGTGAAGGTGGAATCGCACCGCAGGTTTACCATGCTGCCCGAAAAAGAATACGGCAATGTGAAACTACCGGCGATGCACTATACCCCGGATTTTGTGCTGACTTATGCAGATGGCACAGTTGAGGTTGTAGAGGTGAAAAGCAAATTCACCCGGCGGCAGCAGCGCGATTACATCCACCGCCGCCGTATATTCATCGACATTGTGGCGGAGCCGCGGGGCTGGCGCTTTGTGGAGCACATTACCCCTGATACTGCAGCAGAAATCAAAGCATGGAAGAAGTGCGCCCAACAGACCGAAAGGAAAGGATGAAACATCATGAGCAGAAGAATCCCAAGGGCAGTGTCTATGCATATGGCACAGAATGCCTTTGCCCGGTGCGCCGAAAAGGTAAACACCAGAAAGAACCTGACGCTGAATCGGCAGGCCGTTGGCGAGGTGGTGAGCTACTGCACCATGATCGCAGCCAATGACACGTTGGATTTTGACCGGGACAAGCAGGAGCGGCTTTGCACGGAAATGAACCACAGGGCAGAGGTATACACGGTTGAAATGAGCGCCTACGGGCAGCCGAAAGCCCGCGAGAAGCTGAGAGAGCGCACAGCACCGATGCTGGATAAGCCGTTTGTCCTCCCGGCGGGACAATACCCGCGCAAACAGCGTGAAAAAGACGCGCTGGCCGAACGGCGTGCCGCTGGTGATCTCGTGATCCGGTTCTTCATCGAAGCGCTGGATTCTATGGGCTATGATCGTGCCCAGATCAACAGCACCGTGGAAGAAGCCAGAAAAAACTATGAACAGTTCCTCGAATGGGCAAAAGACGGGGAGTATGTGGCGTATACCAAACTGGGCCGGTGTGTCGCCCAGATGACCGGCGGCAGTACGGAGGTTGCGCGTGTGCCCGGTGCAGGGCCTATCTTCTCGACAGAATTTTGACGGTACGGAGCGTAGGAGGGCAAAATGCAGGCAGAAGAAACGAAAATGATTTTGCGCTACTTTGGCGGGATTGAAGCGCAGCTTGATGATGTCAACATTGAGCTGGCAGAACTGCGAGACCGCTACAATCCCATCAAGGGCATTGCTATGGACGGTATGCCGCACGGCAGCACGCCGGGAGATAGTACCGCGTCGCTGGCTGTGAAACTGGCCGATGATGTGGAGTGCCAGCGCCGGGAAAATGAACTTCGTGTTCGGCAGGATGTTCTCCGTGCGGATCAGACAACAATCCGGGGGCAATTAGACCGGCTGAACAGTCGTTACAAAACGATCCTGTGCGGGCGGTATGTCTACAGTGATCCGTCGTTACAAAAAGGCTGGAAAACCATAGCCCGCGAACTGAGAAAAACAGAGATCACAGCCCAGCGGTGGGAAAAGTTCGCGCTGGTCGTTCTGGGTTCCATGCTGGATGAAGTCCCGATGGTCGAAGAACTGCTCTCACGCGCGTATGACGCGCGCGATTAAAAGGGGCTGTAAAATGGCTTATGCCTGATTTTTGACAGAAAACCTGCAAAAACAGGCCCTTAGAATCGAACTTCAGCGATCTTAATTCGTGCCGGAAAGACACTATAGGGTAGAGAATGAAGCGAATTTATGCGCGTGCAGAATGAAGGGCTTCCGCGAAACCTCCGAACCGCTCAGAAAAACAAACTTGCGAATCGTCAAAAACAGAAATCCCCCGGCGGGTAATTCCGTCGAGGGATTTCGTGCGTTTATGGTTCATTTTTCTTGATGATGATTTTCGGAACGGTGGGCGGTTCGCCGTGCTGCTTCATGTACTCGGCGATTTCGTTCGGCAGGCCAACAGGAAAGCCGTTTTCGTCCAGCGGCCCGTCATACCCGGAAAAATCCACAACATGAACCGTGGGCGGTTCCTGCAGGGTGCCGCAATACTGGCCGTCCTCATAGTTTACATCCGTGACACGGTTCCAATAGCCAATGTCGCCGTGCTCGGTCTGGGCAGCTTCCATTGCGGCGTGGGCCTGTTCCTCGGTCAGTCCGTCGAACGTGGCGCGTGTGCCGTCGGCAAAACTGGCAACCAGACGCCAAGGTGCAAAAAATTCGACTTCGTTCGTAAAAATGCCCCCTTTTTTGCAAATTCGTTGCTGGAATTGAACTTTTCGTGCTTGAAAAGTCCAATTTCGTTAGTGAAAGTATATCACAAGATGCCCCGGCATGGAACCGGGGCACGGGTCATTCTTGTTCCTCTAAGCGCTTGCGAAAGGCTTTGTTCACAGTGTCGTACTGCTTGTTCAGAACGTCGTTGCCGTGGTCGTACTCGCTTGCCCACGAAAGCAGCTTGTCGGACAGACACCGGCAGGCAGCCGCCATGCAGACGCAATATTCGTTGTGGGTGTTGGGCAGGGGAAAGCTGCGCAGGATGTACATTTCATCGAAAACGGTGTGCCGGACTTCAATGCGTCTGTTCCAGATCGTTATGTTGACGGTGGCTAAGTGGCGGCAGGAAGTGATCCTATGCAGGACTGAGAGAAAGCGTTCGTTGGTTGTCATGGTTCGTTGCTCCTTTTCGTGGTGGTGATGTTCAGCGTGCCGGGCGGCGCTGGAAGATAAAGCCGGGGTTGTGCTCGGCCATCCATGCAACGGCATAGTCGGCTTGATCCTTGAGGAAGCGCGGCGCATATACTTTGCCCATGCCGCGTGTGCCTTTCCATGGATTGCAAAGCGTGAAGCGCTTTTCGTTGGGGCCTTTGCAGTAAATGAAGTAGTACATTCGTTTCGTCCTTTCGTGATTCACCCCGGCGGGGCAGTGGATCGGCATTCAACCGACTACAAAATGAAGTCAATTCTCCTATTTTCCCCGGCGGGTCGGGTTGTCAGCAGATGCTTTGTGCGATTTCGTGCAGCGTCTTTTCCTGATCCCGGAGATAACGCGCATTGTCGGCGGCGTGGATGAACTTTGGGGAACCGTCCTCGTTCGTTTCAAGGGCCAGCCTTTCCCACGCTTCAATTTCGCCGTTGCGGTACTTCGTGGAAGTGAGAAGGTAGAAATACAGGGTGTTCCACTGGTCAGCGGTGAGGGTGACGGTGCGCAGACCGCCGCCGGATTCGGTGCTTTGCTGTTTGGCTGTCATGGTTCATAGCTCCTTTTCGTTTTCGTGATGTTCCCGACATTTATGCCGGGAAGATGGGGCGGGGCCGCTTTGAATCGGTGCGGCCCTGCTGGGGTGTCCGCTTTTATTATTCGTTTTCGTTGCCGTCCAGAAACTCCATGACACGGTGCGCTGCATATTTGGCGTTTGCGGTAAGCTGGCGCTGCCAAGCGCCCTGACTGGGTGCCCACCGGAAACCGTTCTCTTTGAGCATGGCGCGGGTTTCGTCGTCCGGCTTTCCGGGAAAGATGAATTGCACGCGCATGATTTCGTTGTTCTCCCGGTAGGTGTAGCCGTCGTGCTGATCCTCAACGGGGCCGGATGCAGCGGCGGCCTGTACCTTGTCGAGTTCGTCAAGGCGGGTCTGAATCCGCTTGATCTTGCCGCGGATACTGGTCAACTCAAAATCGCCGTAGGGCTTGCGGTACAGGCTCATTGAAAAGGCGTCCGGGTTGGTGAGCGCGTCGGCTGCCGCGTCGCTCATGTTGGAATAGCCGCGCAAGGTTTTGTGCTTCCGGTAATAGGCATTGGCACCCTTGCAATATTCGAGAAGGTCTTGCTCTTTGTTCAGCTGATCCGTGAGCAGTTCGCGGGCGTGGGGGTCGGCCAGATCAACGGAGCCGGTGCCAACCGCCTTGATTTTCGTCAAGATGGCTTCGATTTCTTCATATTCGTGCCAAAGCGTATCCTCGCGGGCGTTCTGCTTCTGCTTCTTCCGCACCGGGAAGTTGCCAGCACCGCACACAAGCACAGAGGGGCAGCTTGCGCCGTTCCGGTTGTGGTCGTCCGTCCACTGTGCAAGGCGGCGGGCGTAGCTGTCAAGCAGCGCGTCCAGCTTTTCGTGATAGTATGGGCTGACTTTCTGCTTCTTTTCTTCGACCAGAGCGGCGGCTTTGTCCACGCTGGCACGGTATTCTCTGGTTGCGTAGCCGTCCGGGTAGGTGCTCATGCTGCGCATATCGTGGGAAGCACGGGCCAGATTTTCGTTGATGGGATAGTATGTTGTCATAATTCGTTTGCTCCTTTTCGTGTTTCGTGTTGTGCCTTTCGGCTGGGATCGGGTCGCTTTACGGTGCGGCCCGTCAAGGTATCCGGCGCGGATCAGATGCACCACGGCGCGGCGTTGTATGCTGCATTCTGCTGGGCGGCGAATGCGTACAAGTGGTTTGAAGTCTTTACAAGCGCTTTCTGTAAATTCGTGTCTGCCGTGGCCTGTTCTTCGCACTGGTAAATGTAGCAGTCAAGCAGCTTCAGGAATTTGAAGAAATCAGCATCGAGAAAATAATGCTCGTTGTAGTCCAGACGGTGCAGCAGGTGCGGCACATTGTCCGGCATGGCTGGCACTTCGTCGGTTTCGTCCGGCTTTGCCTTATAGCGCCCTTCATACGCGGCTTCGTTGTGCCGGTACAGAACGGGGTAGATTCGGCGGTCGTCATACAGAAAATCGTGCGGGTATCTGCAAGCGCCCAGCGCGTCGCGCAATTCGTCGGCGGCGGAAAGCTGGCACATTTCGGATTGATTGAGCAGGTACGCCAGACCGTGCGCAACGGTGGCGATGTGGGCGGGGGAAAGCATCATGCAAGACATAAATTCAAGCCTCCTGTTTTCGTTTTTCGTGTTTCGTGACGATCCCCCGGCGGGGTGCCGGTGGGAAGTGGGGCGGGGCCGCTTTGAGCGGTGCGGCCCTGCTGGGGTGTCCGTTTTGTGTTATGCAAAACAAAGCTGCTGCACACTGGGAACCATTTCGGGGATCTTTGCCTTTTCCAAATCGTCAAGGGCCATTACAAACGCGGCGGCTTCGCGGTCGCTGCTGATAAGGTCGCCCATGTATTTATTGAACTTCTGGACGGTGGCGGCAAACTGGGGATCGTTGGCGCTCAACTCGTCGAACTTGTCCACGGCGTCGCAAAACTCGCCGCTTTCGTGGTCGTCGTCGGTCTGGTACAGGCGGGAATAGTTCTTGACGAAAGCGCTTTTCAGTTCTTTCATGTTCGGCCCGGCGGGCTTCTTCTTTGCCGCGGCCTTTTTCGTGGGCAGCGGATCGACGTGCACCAGTTCCGGCAACTCGTGGTGTTCTTCGATGATGACCGGGGCGGGGGCTTCGGCCTTTGCCTTTTCGGCGGCTTCCTTTGCGGCTTTGGCCGCTTTCCGTTCGGCTGCCAGCTTCTTGTTATACTCAATAATTGCGGCGGTCGATCCAAACCGGCCAGCCGGGGCGGGCTTGCTGCTTTCAACCTGTAAGCAGCTGAACAAGTGCGATTTCGTGGGGTAGTAATGCGGATCGGGGGCGGCTTCCTTGCCCTCTGCCGCTGCTTTTTCTCGCTGCTCTTTGCTGGGCTTCGTGGTGTACTTCCAGAGGTAGCAGCAAACAAGATGCTTTTCGCCCTTTTTGACGCTCTTACCCTCTTTCTTCCAGTGGTCGAACGTGTGCAGCTCGTCGGCTGCAAGCATGATTTCGACATCGGCCACGGTGGCGGGCTGTTCGTTGCCGTTCTCGTCGGTGGTCTTGCAAGCGGCGGCAATGGCGGCGATCTCGTCCGGGGTGTGGTGCGCGGTGGCGATGGCGTGCAGGGTGGCAGGGTCAAGCCGGGCGGCTTCGTTGCGGATGATCTGATTGTTCGTCATGGTAAATACTTCCTTTCAATTTTTGTTGTGGTTCTTCCCGGCGGGGCCGGGTGGATGGGATCGGGTCGCTTTTCGGTGCGGCCCGTCAAGGTATCCGGCGGGGATCATGCGAGAAGTTCAGCGGCGGCGGTTTGATAGTCGGGAAACTCGTAGAACGTGCGCTGTTCGTCGTTCGTGTTCTCGTTCGTGATGCGGGCGACGATCCGCCGCCCCGTGTTCATGTCCCACCCCTCAAGCCGGAACCCGGCGGACAACAGGCGGCGGGCGGCGTGGTTTTCGTTGCGGCATTCGTTGCGGATTTCTTCAAGGGTTTTCATGTTGTGCGCTCCTTTCGTTCAATCGTCGATCCCGTCGCAATCGTGACAATACAGGGCATCAATAACGCGGTCGTCGCTGAAATCGTCCGGGGTTCCGTTAGCATCGACCACAAGATCGATCCGGTCAAAAATCCGCAAATCGGTTTCGCCGTCCACCAGAAAATACCAGTCGTCGCCGTCCAGCGCGTCGGTGCACCAGACTTCAACGGCGTTCCCGTCGTCGGTGGCGGTCATGCCCTGCACAATGGCCGGGGCGATATACCGCCCCAAAGGGCCGACTTTGTAGGGACAGGCGGCAGCGGCGCGGGGTGCGCTGGACAGCAGCGCGGCGGCAAGTGCGGCGGCGGTCAAAATTCGTTTCATGGTTGTTTCTCCTTTTCGTTTCGTGGTGTGGCTTTTCGTGCTTTTCCCCGGCTATTGTCGGGGCGTGGGATCGGGTCGCTTTTCGTGGTGCGGCCCGTCAAGGTATCCGGGGGTCATGCGTAAATTTCATTGAACACTTCGACGGCGTTCCATTGCACCGCCTTTTCACGCTGGGCAGCTTTCGCGGCGTTCTGGTCGCCGCCGTTGGCTTTCAATGCCATATAGAAAGCATCAACAAGGGCGGCTTTTTGCCGTTCGCGTTCCCGATATGCGGCGATCTGTCCGGCGTCATACACCTTGACCGCCCACGATTCATAGTGAATCGGGGTCAATGTTTCATGGTACAAGCCCTTGCAGCGATTCAGAACAGCAACGATCTTCCCGGTATCCTCATAAGTTGGGGCGGCGATGATGTAGCAAGGGACAGCGGCGCGGGCTTGCTTCTCGATGTTCCACCCGTGGCGGGCGGCGATCTGGTTTACTTTCTTGTCAAATGCCGTCATGGTGTCGGCTCCTTCTGGTTTTGATTCACCCCGGCGGGGTGGTGGGCATGGGTTGCTTTGTTGAGCGGTGCAGCCCTTGCAAAGTGTCCGCTTGACTTTACCGGCGGAAACTGGTAAAATCATTGCAAGATGAGCTGTTCAAATCCCATCTTGCGAGCTGTCAACCGGTGGTGCGGTTGGCGGCTTTTTTCTTTGCCCATTCAGCCATGAGCGCGGCCCAAACGGCACGCTTGACGGCTTTCGGCAGCTCGAAAAAGTGCTTATTCATGCGGCTTTTCTCCTTTCGGCTTACTCGCAACCGTCCGGCTGTTGTCCGGCTCGCTTGCTGTGGCTGCATTCTAGCATGACGGAATGCCATTTGTCAAGCATGACGGAATGCTTTCTACGTTTTGCACAAAAGAATGACGGAATGCTTGTTGATTTTTGCATGGCGGAATGCCGCTTTTTTTGCTATAATAAACGCAGGCGCGAAAGAGGTGATATAATGCCTATCTCGGATAAAAAGAAAATTTCAAACAGCCGGTATATTGCAAAATGCGATTCAATCCAGATTCGCCCACCAAAAGAACGCGGCGACGAAATCAGAGCGGCCGCAGCCGCAGCGGGTCAAAGTATGCAAAGTTATATTTTACAGGCTTGTGCCGAAAGAATGACCCGTGATGGATTCACCCCGGCGGAATCCGGGGAAGAAGGGGGACTATAGGGGGTTACTGGGGCGGCATATAGCCTAGTTAACCCTTACCACTGCAGCGATATGCCGTTAAGTGAAGAATCTGACCCCTCCGGCAAACGGCAAAAACAGCCCTGCACCGGGGCGACAACAGCAGCAGAAAAGGCCGGGACGACCGACGCACAACGCGCCGCCGCCCCGGCCTTTTTCTTTTTGCCTGCTTTGCCGGGCCGCTCACACTGCACCGCCTGCAGCAGCCAGCACCCCGCCGCCCGGCCTGCTGCATACCATGCCAGCGCCGCCCGCCTGCCCTATGCCAGCATACAGCAGACCGCCGCGCCATACTGCACCGCCTGCACACTGCCAGCCATAAAGCA